GCCATGATAATTCCTTATGCAAAAGCCTCTTGTTAATCGTTGCATCGTCTGCTGGGCCAGTGGCAACAAGAGAAAAAATCCCAGACACCTGCAATATACACTATTCTTTTTGCGTGTCAAGAAGTTTATTGGACTTTTTGAGATTTTCTGCGCGGGTCATAATTTGTAAATTCCAAGGCACATGAAGCCCGCAAACCCCCTCCCCACGTAAAGGCACTATGTGGTCAACCACATACGCCGTTCCTGTTATTCTTGTGGCTGTCATGGCATCAATATAAAGTTGTTTTATCTGTCGTTTATGCTCGGGGGTTAACCATGCGGGAGTAGCTTGTTTATGTTTGTCCCTACGATGTTTAGTGCTGGCTTTTACCTCTTCTGGATGAGTTTCTTTCCAAGCCTTTCGATACTGTTGACGCTGCTCATTTGGCCGCGTCATTGCCTTTAATTTAATAACTTCTTTGTTACGTTCATAGTATTCGGCCTTGGCTTGTTGCCCCGCCTCAGATTGGTTGTATTGTTTAAAGTATTCTGCACGTTTTACATTTCCTTCAGCCCACTCAACTTTTAAACATTCAACGCAAGACCCTTTGGTTTTACGCAAAGCTATATGCCCATGTTTGCAGGGCTGTCCAGTGAAATAGTACTTACTGCCGGTTTTCTTTGCCTCTTCTCGTGTGGTTGGATAATCCATTTAATACTCCTGTGACTTTGATACAGGTATTGTACCACAAAAATAAAGGGGCCGAAGCCCCTTTATAAATTAAACATTTAAGTTTAATTTATGGATCAATATGAACCATATACGCCCAAAGGATCGCTATAACCGAAGCTATAACGCTCTCTAGACTTGTAACGTACGTTACCCGTATCAAAGTCACCATCCATGGAATTTTGCAATGGAGTACGAACGAACATCTTCAAGCCGTTAGGCACATCAGTGGTCAAGAACCATGCGTTAGGTGCTGTCAAGAAGTGGTTAATTGTGTAACCATCTGGAATAGAACCGTTGTTCTTAATTGCATTGATGTCGTTGTTGTTTGTTCCAACACGCAATTCAGTTTCGAGCAAACGAGTTGCAACGAATTGGAGAGCAGGAGGAATAACCAACTTTTTGGGTTTAGCGGCGATCAAGAGGCCACGCTCATCTGTCCATGCAGCGATCTGAATAACAGCATTTTCCAATGCAGTTTCGTTCAAGTCAGCAGGGGTAGAAGGAGTGTTGGCGTTGGTACCACCATTCACCAAGGGGTGAGCTGTAGACAACAAAGACTGACCGTCACCACCAGTATAGGCAGGGTTGAAAGCGTTGTTCAAAACAGCGGCGCCTTTAACTTGCTTGGTGTAAGCCATAGCACGAGCCAAGCCTTTTGTATAACGTGCAGACAAAGAGTCATACAAGTTATCTTCGATGGCCTCTTCAGTCAAGCTGAAGCCAAGGGCGATGGTTTCGTGGTTATAGCGAGCAGTCCATGCTTCTTGCGCATTGTCATAAGCGATGGCGTTACCCTCGGCCTTGACAGGTGCTGCTGAGAAGCCAGACAACTTGGTCTCTTCTTCGAATGAACGCTCAGAGGTCTCGATCTCATAGATCTCTTTGTGTTCTTCACCATAACGTGCATACTCTAAACCGAACAATGCGTTCAAGCCTGGGAGCAGCTCTTTCAATAGTTGTGCGCGTGAAATAGCCATTTGTAATTACTCCTTAGACTGTAACGGGATAGTAGTATCCATGTGTACCTTGGTTAAATTTAACCAAAATCTCAGGATAGTTAGTGAACACAATGGTAGAACCGCTAGGAATAGCAGTAACACCGCCAGGTACTGCAACGGCAGCGCTGATTGTGATGGAAGTTGTACCAGCAGCATAAGCCGCAGCTACATAAGATCCAGTCTCAATCAATTGGCCGTTAGGAGCCAAGTAAGCAACGTCAGCACCCAAGAGAATAGCTGAGGGCAAGCCAGAGCCAGTCAAAGTGATGGTTGTTGAACTTGAAGAACCTGTTGCAGAAACAGCATAAGCTGTATCAGGAACTACACCCATAACACGCAAAGGCAACTGAGCAGTTTGGGCAGTTGCGGTTGGGATAGTTGCGCCAACATAGGAATCGCCTGTGTTAACGTTACCTGTACCAGCAGCCCATGAACGGTTGATGGCAATGTTGGAACCAATCAAAGGAATGGAACCAGAAGCCAAAGCACCAGCGCCGCTGAGTGCAACCATCTTGAACACTTGGTCAGGATCATCCGCTACAACAGCTACGCCATCACCAGCCAATGTGCCAGAAGCCCAGTATTGTGCATACTGTTTCTGTTTGTTGCTGGGGTTAGTGTAGTTACAACCCAAGAAGATACCAACTAAGTTATCTGTAGGAGCTGTAGTACCGGGAGTGGTTTCACCGTTTGAGCTAGTAATTGTGGATTGATTAACAAAACCATTGACTAACTTAACGAGGTCACCGTTGTACAAGTTACTTGCATAACCGTACTGAATGGGTAGCATGCGAGTAGAACCCGCGAATACTTGCCCGCCAATCAGATTGATCGGCTTGAACCCATAAGGGGCCGAAATTGAAGGATAAGCCATTTAAATCTCCAAAAATTTAAGAACCTTTACCAAAGGTTGTCGTAGATCTATTCTCTTTAAAGATAGGCATACGATAATCACTCTGGCGCATTAAACTGTTATCTACAGCTTCCGCATTCAATCTGGTTTGCTCTTGGTAGTATTCTGCCTGTTGCTTATCAAATTCTTCCGGACGCTTGCAAAGTAACAATCCGCCAATCTCAATGTTGTCTTTAAAACGACTATCGGGATCGACTAGCAGTCTGAACTTGGGTTGCTCCTCAATCTTCACGGGCTCATAACCCTCTCTGAATCTCACGTTGATGTTACGTGGGTCAGCTTGATTAAGCATCGACACCCTAATCCATTTGTAACCGTAACCTGGCTCCTTGTCTGGCTCAGGTAATAACTCTGGAGGTTTCCACTGCTGGGGTCTCTCAAAAGTTGCACGAGTTGTATGCTCACGGTTTAATCTATTCTCAGCCATTTTAATTCTCCACTTTCAAAAGTTCACGGACATATTGCTCATTGGTAAGTCCCAATCTCTTTGCAATCGCTTGCTGAGATGTGGTTAACTTCACTCGTTTAGATGCGGTCGATCTACTAACGGGCGCTACGACCGTTGAAGCGCGTTTAGCGGGAGCGTCGTCCCTACCACGTACTTCTACTTCTTCAGGTTCCTCAAACTTGTCTGGGAATCTTTTTCGCAAAACTGCGTCTAGTTCTGCGTAATACCTGTCAGAGCCAGCAACAATTCCACTATCTACGAGGTCTTCGTGAACCCCCATAGCAAAATTAGTCATGCCCCTATCCTGCTGGAACCACGGGTTATTGTCCAACCAGTTGGCAAGTTTGGGGTCTTGCTGAACAGTTTGCTGACGCTGTTGTTGAGGTTGTACCTCAAATCTCTCTTCCTGTAAAGGGGGCATTTTAAAATTATTAGCCCGATCCATCTGAAGTGTTGCGTTTGTGATAGCTTGCTGGGCTTCTGTGATCTTGTCAACGTCGCCTGCTTCATACGCTTCTCGGTAGGCTTTCTTAGCCATTTCGAGTTTCATCTCAGAGGAGTTCTTCACGGCGGCAACATATTCTTGCTCACCATTCGTCAACATCTGACGTATGCGCTTGTTTTCCTCGTAGAGTTTCTCAGCAGCCTCAATAGCTGCTTGTCTCTCACGTTCAGCGGATTCGGCACGGCGGCGCTCATCATTCCATACCCGCTTCATGCGGATCAGTTTGTCTTTAGCGTCTTTGCTGTACTTGTCTAGATCATCAACCTCAACTTCAAGCTGTTTAACCTTTTCAGGATCTGCGGGCTTTCTGCCACGGTCTTCTTCAGGGGTATCATCTTCGATCTCGATTTCAAAATCAGGTGTTTCTACCTTAACTTCTTCGACCTTATCGGGATCGGGGAAATTGTTTGGTGCTTCAAACTGTGCCATGTCCGGCTCCTTTATTTACGTCTAATTCCACGAGGATCTTCCACTGTACCCTCGACGCTGTCGTCGTTGATCATGCGGAACTCTCGACCATGAATAACCAATCTGCTTCCAGAATTAGGTCTAACTAGGACAAAATCGCCCTGTTTACACCATGGCCCAGAAGGGAAACGGGTTGTGTCTTTATAGCAGTCTGGCCCCATAGCCACTACAAATAGCACTGTTGTAAGCACTTCTTCGTATCGCATGGTTTCATCAGCTTTAACTAGGCCACTCTCGTACTCTTTTTCAGCCTCTGGAATGGCACAAAGTATGTGATATCCAGTGGGGGTTGGTAGTGCTTTGGCTTTTTCTTCGGCAGGTTTACTAAGGATTTGTGTTAAATCAACTGCCAGTGCGGGGTTTATATCATTCACTGTCCGAATGCTCCATTTTTTGTTTGAGGTCTGCGATTGCGAAACATGCGGCCTCGAGACCTCGAAGCTGACCGCATACGTATTTGTACTCCTCGAAAGAAGTACAGTTACCTCTAGCAAGCGACTCAGTCAGCATGGTCATGCGGTCTTTGTACTCACTCAGTAAAATTTCTGAAACGTCGTTCATTTATTACCTTTGGGTTGTTGTGGCTGTAGTTTTGCCTTGAGAACGTCTCCCAAGACTTGTTCATGGTGCATCTTGCGCTCGTGCTCGTGTTGAGACAGAGTGTTAGCTGCGTCTAGTCCATGTTGCATTTTTCTGGATTTTTGTTGATCCAGTACTGAAACTGCGTGCTTCATCGCATCCGTGTCGATGCGTTTTAGATCTATCTGCTGCTGGGCTTGGGCTTTCATCGCCTCAAGCTGCAACTGCTGTTGCTTGATCTGCAAGTTAGCTTGGTCAAGCTGGGCTTTCTGCTGCTGGGCCTGAGCCTTGAGCTGCAATTCTTGTTGCTGCATCTGAACCAAGGGGTCTTGTTGTTGCTGTTGAGCCTGTTGTTGCTGGACTTGAGCTTGGTTTTGTTTGAGCAATTTAGTTGCTGCGGCAGCGAGGAGCGGTGCCAACTTAGCCTCGACTTGAGGATCCATCGGTACATCTTCTCCGGTGTCATCCGTCTGGGGTGGAAGAGCCACACCCAAGTTCTGCTCGATCTCCACTCTGTACTGGAAGCCCAAGTGCTCGTTAATATGAGCCATCATAGCTGACATCAACTGCTGAGCCATCGGGTTGTTCTGCAACAACTGGGCAATCTTGGGATCCTGCATGGCTGACATGTGCACAATAATATGTGCTTGGTGATCCTGATACTGGAACGCTTTGACGGGCTTCATCATGAGCACGTTCTGGTTCTCCGTCACGGGATCCATGGGCTTCTGGTCTTCTGGCAGGGGGATGAGCTTGTGCGCGTTCTTGATATTTAACACGTCGAGCATCTGGCGATACAAGAACGGCATATTAAATAACTGAGGTTGCTGTTGTGCAAGCTGCATGACCGCTTGGTACTGCACAATTTTCTGCGCCATTGTTGACGCGTTAGGGTCAGACACAGGAATGACGTCCACATTCTCATAGTCAGACTTCTTAGCTTTGCGGCTACCTTCCTCGGGCTCATAGTCATAGTCCTCCGGTGCATACTCGGCAATGATGCGTTTGAGAAGTTTAAGCTCTTGCTTCAATGAGAAGTGGATGCGAGCCTGAACAGCACTC